CTAATATGTTCAAAGACTTAAACAGACCAGATGGATTATATGGGGAAGTGTACGACAGACAAACAAGAGCTAAAGATAGAGTGGTTGGAATGGTATATACACCATTTGAACCATGGGAAGCACAAGCGGTAGAGATAATCTTAGAGGAACTTAATAAAAAACTAAACCTACATGAAAGAACACAAAACAATACACGAAGCACTCTTGGCGGCACAGATGGACTTTCCTCTCGTAAAGAAGACAGATAAAAACCCATTCTTCAAGAGTACCTACGCTGGACTACCTTCTGTCCTTGAGGTGGTGTTACCAATACTACATGCACACAGCTTGTATGTATCACAATCACCAATCTCTGAGGATGGTAGAGTTGGTGTGCGCACAACAATTACACACTCAGGAGGGGAATCAATCTCAGGCGAGTTCACCATGACACTTGCGAAGAATGACCCACAGGGAGCTGGTAGTGCTATCACATATGCTAGACGCTACGCACTAGTATCAATGCTAGGTCTTAACGTAGATGAAGATGATGATGGCAACTCTGCTAGTACACCAGCATTAAGCAAAGTTATACACAGCAAAACACCTTCCATCACAAAGACGGTTACCGATGAACTTGGCTTTTAATCAACTAATAATAAATATATGTACGACGACTTTATGGATTTCGTAAAAGATATAGTGTTGCCAGTTTTTATGGTGGTGTTCGCAGTTATGATTTTTGTTGTGGTAGTTACTTCAATACCCGCATACTATGCCTCCTGTAGAGAGTCTGTTGTTTTTAACAAACTCAATAACACAGACTTTACTTGTTCAGATTTTTTCTGGGCAAGTAATCAAATTAACAGCAATACACAAACAATTAAACTAAAATAATATGAAGAAACTTACACTTAGACTAGACCTTACAAAGATTGACAAGACAAAGATTGTAGACCGAACTTACCAGAAGCAAGACGGAACATCAGTAACCGAGAAGAACTACAACTTCGAGCTTGTACCACTCAAGGAAGAAAAGGTGGTCAAGACCACAGATAAGTATGTGCTGGTCAAAGTAGCTATGCTTGCAGACAAGTCTATAAAGGGTGATGATGGTAAGTACATTAACGGTACTGTACTCGGAGATGCTCTTGAGTTTAGAAACGTAGAAGATGTAAAACCGAACGTAGTTCCCAGCGGGTACGATGGTTCCATCGAATACTCACCGTTCTAGGGGGTTTGTGTTTGATTATAAGCTAATCGATTATGATGCCGATGCGGCACTCGAAGATTTTAAGAAGTCACCATTTTATGAATAAAACAGAATATGTTATCTTGAACATACGACACGACCTAACGAGGAAGACAAGGGATATGCTGAAGCAGATGTGTAAGGAAAGGAATATCACCTACGGACAGTTACTAGAGGAAACATTTAACAATCAGTAATAGTAATATGTACCCAGCATACTCACATCATTAAAAACTTAAACATCATTTTGTTAATAATTATGTGAGTCTACTGGGTATATAAAACAAATAACATGCCAAGAACAATAAAGAAAACAACAAAGAAGGTAACAAACACGGACTACCGAAGGAGGATAGCAGAAATAGGAAGAGATGATGAGTTTGAAAAGAAAAAGTTAGACGACCTCAACGACCAGATAACAAAGTATTGGGATGAGTACGAGTCAGACGAAATCGGTGTAGACAACGCTACAGGAATAGATGTACCCATTCACCTTCGTGGAGGCTCCTTCCAGTGGAACTTCCAAAAGAGAATGCCATGGTATGACAAGGTAACATGGGTACTCACAGGAGTGAATGTAGCAATACTTATCAGCTTAGTAATAAAGAATATATGAAAATTATACAAGCAATGTTCATCGGTTTTACATCTGCGTTGGCGTGGGAGTATGGGTTTGAATCGTCAGTTGTAGCATTTGTTATGACATTTTCGACACTTGTTTTTATAAAAGAATAAAGTTTAAGTAGAACATTTATCAACGAGGTGCATCTCACAACGAGGGGGGTTGGATATAGCTTGGAGGATATTGCCGAAGAATAAGGCAACTGCAATACTTGCGAAAGTGTTGCTTGCTGGGAGTCCAGCCAAGCTATACCCAGTCTCTCTCACAACAAAAAACATGAAACTCCTTAACTCACTCAAACGAGAAACAGCATACGAAACAGCAAAGCTCCTAGCAGACAGAGAGGACATGCTCACACGACAGTACACCTACCCAGAAATGACAACTGGCTATCCTACCATGAAAGTAAAGCCAAGTGCTGGTGCTTATGGGCTATTACAAAGTATCCTGCCATAAACCTAACCTATAGGTCAGGAAAACACTAACAAAACCTTAACTATGAAAGACACAAACGGTAAAACAATCACAGAAGAAGAGTTTATGAAGGACATAGGACATGGGGTGGAACGTACACAAGAAAACTGGAAGGAGGAATTAGATGACAGGTTTGGAGATTTGGGTACTAACGCATCACTAAAGTTATTCATCTCTACCCTACTCGCAGAAGAACGTGAACTACAAAACAAGTTAAGAGAAATAGCCATCAACAACCTTATCACAGATGTAAACACTGCAAGGAAAGAAGAACGTAACAAAGTCCTCTCGGAAGTGGGGAGAGAGGTGGAGAAGAAACAATACTATTCAGATGACGGACAACAGTATGTAACTAGCATTGAAGACATCTTAAAAATAATTAACAACTTAAAATGACCTACGAACAAATCGAGAAAGAGTTTGATGAATATTTCAAAGGAAATATCTTAGATAATAAATTACATTGCAATACAGTATATGTAAAATCCTTCCTCAAACAATCCTTTATAAAGTATTTGCAGAGTGAGGTAAAAGACGCAGAGAACAAAATAAGATTTATTGGCGGAGAAACATATTGTGTGTTTTGCAAACTACACAGAGCGGCAGGAGAATGTAACTGTGACGGATGGAATGAAGCAAAGATAGACCAAATCACCCACATTACTAACCAGATAAAAGAACTAGAAGTATGAACGAAAAAACACAAGAAGAAAAATGGATAGAGGAGTTTAGAGTCCAAGAACTAACAATCACTATGAGGTTCCCTGTACGAATGAACCCAGGGAACGAAGGACACTTAAAGCAAGTAGCTATGGCCTATCTCAAGCCAAAGGGGATAGTCGTCTACGAAGAAGAAGGTAAGATAATAATCGAATGAAAACCTACATCACTATCACAGCAATCTTCTACATCTTTGGAATAACACTACCAATCTGGTTACTGACACTGTGGGTAGTGATGGGACTACTTGACATGTAGCTACCTTTCTCTATAAGACCACAAACATGTCTTTTGTCTATGGTACACCTTTATATACTTACCTTTACAGAGATGTTGGTGTGAAGAACAACGGCAAGTGAGAGCCTTCAGACCCTTCGGTTTACTCGCCAGTATCTTCCTGAAATCCATGCCATGATTATACATGTATGTCAACAGTATTGCTAAAGAAGTTGTCCACTTATATACTTACGCAATGGCAAAAGAAGAAAAGTATCACAGGAAGGAACACAAGAAGATGAAGAAAGGAAAGAAGTGTTAATTTTTTATTCGGCAAGTGCCTGTTAAAAGTTGGAGCATATTTTGAATAAGTAAATCCACCTCGGTTGAAGGTGGTTTTTACATTTCAATTCATATTTCAGATTTTCCAAAATCTGCCTGTTTTTCAGAAACCAAAAACCATTTTACATGCGTACACTGTTTCCCTTCCCTCTTTTTCCCTGTACTGTTCGGTAAAGTCTAAGAGTTGGTATAATGCTCTATAGCGTGGTGTATATGTGTGAGTGGTAGGTTGTATCATGTTTCTTGTTTATACCCCCTTAAAATCGATTTTGTGGCTTCTGGTAGCGTGTATAGCGTGTGTATTATGCTCTATATGGCCACATATTGCCTTGTGTGATGTCTTTTCACTTTATATGGGTATATTGCTCGTATACCCATAATGAAACAAAAAGAAGCATACTTTTTTGGTATGCTTCTTTTTAAAGGTATGCTATATTTTGTTTTACTCACTGGCACAAAACTCCAGGTGTGTATTTTTATACTTTATTCCCCAGCTGGCATGGTTTTTGTTCTTAACGAACAACTCTGTGCACTTAGTATCAAGGTTTAATAGTCTATAGTAATAGTTGTCGTCTGACATTCCCATAAACTGGTAGTTTGCTTCTTTTAGTGTTTGTTTTTTATTAGTCATAGTCTTGCGGGTTTAATGCTTGCAAGCGTGTTAGTAAGTCTTTGGCGTGGCCTTTTATGTAGCGGTCTTTTGGGTTAGTTGCTAGTAATTCGCGAAGTAGTGTTATAAGTTGAGTCATATTATTTTATATTATACTTTTCTTTAAAGTGTTTTAATGCTTGCCTTTGTGTGTAGTATAGGTATTTTTCGTGGTCTAGCTCGTCATACTCGTTTCGCCGGTATATAGCTATCCAGCCACTGCGCCACACTTCTAGCGTGATACCGTTTTTATAGTGTTTTGTCATCTTTTTATATTATTAGTTACTTTGTTTATAAGTTGCTCCTTTGTTAGTGTGTGGTAACCATTTTTTATGTAGTAGTCTTTTTGCATGGTTAGATAAAATATGTATTAACCTCATAAGCGCCTTTTTTATAATGTACCTCTGGAGCGTTGACCGTGATGCAACTCCCTGTAGAACGTGCATTATGTAGAAGTAACAAGCATGGCCTCCATCCTGTTGTCTTGCCAAGAGTAAAGCGCTTGACTGTGCCGTGCTTGTCCCTGAAGGGATATCTTTCGCCTATTGTAAGGTGTGTGTTGATGTTCGTCTTGTCTATAACTTTTAATGTCCCAGTGCATCTTTCGGTAGTGTATGGCTCGTCTATGTGTACATGTCCAAGAGAGCATGTTGTGCTTTTCGGGTATTTCATGTGGCATTGTTGTTCTGTTTCGTACCATGTTTTTTTATGGCACTTGTCGCACATTGTGGTGTATGTATCTTTCATAGTGTTATTTTTTATAGAATAATAGTGAGTAGCTTTTTATCTGTAGCCTTTCTATGTGAGAGTGAAAGAATTGTGCTTGTGACTGTGTGTGTAGTTGTGCTGTGGCAAGTGTGCCGTCTTTCCTCTCTATCACGTAAGTACCTAGTGGGTAGGTTGTTTTTTGTGTCATAGTGTTATAAGTTAGCTTGTGAGTAATCTAACACCCCGTCTTTCATCATCTTGCAAAGTATTTTTTCACCCAAATAATCGCCAAACTCTATAAAGTGTATGCGCCCCCATTTATCCTTTGAGCGAAACTGTGAGAGCCTGTAGTCAACTGTATATCTCACCCTATTGTATGTATATTCCTGTAGTTGCATAGTGTTTTTATTTTATTATTGCCACAATGGTATAAAGTGGGTTGTTACTATGTCTTTCCATAGCTTCTCTTAATGTTCTATAATGACGCGAAAAACGCGCCCCTGTAGTTGTTGCCACACCTGAAACGTGCCACAACATATACTTATTGTATGCACTTGTTTCTCTTTTAATTGTTACGTTGTACATAGTGTTTTATTAGATAGAAAGTAGCAACACACAGAATACCCAGACTACAAAGAGAGTGAGTGATACGTGTGCTAGTGTTTTTATAATGTGTATAGTGTTTTTCATAGTATGTAATTATTAGTTAGTATGTATAAGCTGTATTGCTTATGTATACATAGTATCATAGCTAGTGTATACATGCAAGAGTAATGCAAGTATAAAACTGTGGATAACTACTACACAACACTATTACAGCATTGTCTACTCTTTACTTTTCACTATAAAACTAGTAAACTCGAAGCATTAGGGTGTTGAGAGAAGCAACGAACAAGCATCTCAACCCACATCAACGCTTCTCGATAAACTCCCGTCTATTGCAATACTATTCTACAAGTGTATAGCTACTCTTTACAGTTACACGATAATGTATCACAATACTAAGCATGGCAAAAAGAGGTACAAAAACACTACTCACAGATACACTACTCTTACAAATACGAAATGAAGTGCTGAAAGGTAGCGAAACAAGAGAGGTTGCAAAAACGCTTGCGATAAATGAGAACACACTTTATGATTGGAAAAGCAACAACTACCAGAAACTACAAGACAAGTGGAATGCATGGGAAACACAGCGAATGTTAAAACAAGCTGAAACGTTCAGCGATAGACTCATGTCGATGTCTACAACTAACCCAGATGGTAGCATTAACAAGGGTTTAGTAGCTATACAACAGAAAGAAAGTGAATTCTTACGTGAGAAGTTACTCATCGCTAGAGATAAGTACAACAGTGGCAACGTAGTCAACGTTAATGTAGCGCTGCCACAGCCTATAATAGACCTCTCAAAGGTAGTGAGTACAGTAGAACAGCCAAAAAGCATTGATAAATAAGCATCGGCAATGTCGCAAAATGATTATTGTACGACATTAACCTTTACATGTGGTGAAAGTGTGGTGATGGGTGGTACCCCGTCGACTTCATCGCGGAGAGAATATATATATACTGGTACACACAAAATTTTTTCACTTTGTAGACTCATGTGGACAACAATCTAAAAGTAATGTGTTATTATATTCTCAATGAAAAAGATATACGTTGTTACTAAGTTTGTAATAGCTCACTCTACAGTAGATGCTATTGAGAAGGAGAAGAAACAGCCTGTAGATAATGTATCTATTAGTGATTACTCTCTTGGTCAGTGGGCTGAACAGGAGTTACCTGAACTGTAATATGGCATATAGTGTAACAACAGCGACAAAGAAGATTGCGAGTATGAATGCTCGTATTAGAGGAATACAGGGTGGTTCTTCTGCGGGTAAGACAATAGCTACCTTACTGTATCTTATAGCGAGAGCGCAGACAGATGAGATACCAACACTCACCTCTGTAGTAGCTGAATCATTACCTCATTTGAAACGAGGTGCAATGCGAGACTTTTTGAATATTATGAGGGAGCATGGGTACTATGTAGATGATAGGTGGAATAGGAGTGACTTTACCTACGAGTTTGAAACAGGAAGTAAGATAGAGTTCTTCGGAGTAGAGCAACCAGAGAAGGTAAAGGGGGCTAGACGTGATAGGTTGTTTGTTAATGAGTGTAACAACGTACCTTATGAGGCGTTCTCACAACTAGAGATACGTACTAAGGAGTTTATTATTCTAGACTGGAACCCTTCTGAGGAGTTCTGGTTCTACCAGATGATAGATAAGTCTAATGAGAAGATGTATCGTAAAGATGTTGAACATATTATTCTTACCTATAAAGATAATGAATCGTTAGATGCGAGAATTATTGAAGCACTAGAGCAACGTAAAGGTAACAAGAGTTGGTGGCGAGTATATGGTGAAGGATTGCTTGGTGAGATTGAGGGCCGTATCTACACAGGATGGAGAGTTGTTGATGATGTACCGTTTGAAGCAAGATTAGAACGCTACGGTGTAGACTTCGGGTATACCAATGACCCTACTGCGATTGTAGCTGTCTACAAGTATGATGGTGGTTTCATTCTCGATGAAGTGTGCTATGAGAAGGGACTCAGTAACAAGCAGATAGCTGATGTACTGAAGAACCTAGACCGAGCCTTAGTGGTAGCTGACTCAGCTGAACCTAAGAGTATAGATGAACTCAAGCTCTATGGGTGTTCTGTTATTCCAGCTAAGAAGGGAAGGGACTCGGTGCGTACAGGAATACAACTTGTTCAAAGTCAAAGAATCTCTGTGAGTAGACGCTCTGTTAATCTTCTCAAGGAGTATAAGAAGTACATGTGGAAGTTTGATAAAGAGGGGTTGCCTATTTCACCGAACGTACCAGATAAGAGTGATGACCACTTATTAGATGCTATGAGGTACGCTATTGAGACTGTAGCTACCATACTTGCAGATGATTATGATGAGGAATGGGGGCTTTACGCTTCTACCTATAAATAGACTTTTTACATAACGTCATTTACACTCAGTGTATGTCAAGAAAAACTTTCTCCAAAGACGAGATTTATCAAGAAGCTATACAGATTGTAGATGGTGAACGTGAGAACTGGGAAGATGCTGTAGTGTGGGTTACTGATAAGGTTGGGTTTAAGATGAGAGATTTGATTCGTACTGTCCGTAAGAACTACTGGGGAGTGTTTGATGACCCCGTTGATTCTCGTACTCAAAGAGAGAAGGTTTGGATTGGTCTTACCATGAGTACCGTAGAGGATATTGTGAAGAACATTGACCTCGATGCTAAGGATGTAAACTTCCGTGCTAGGAATCCTGAAGGAGAATCTATTACTCAGGTTGTCCGTGGTGTAGCTCACGAGAAGTTAGACAAGATGATGTGGGGTGAATCACTCGATGCTGATGAACGTACACTTTGTATTGATGGTACATTTGTGCGTAAGACATGGAAGCAAGGTAAGAACCTTCGCTACGAACCAGTAGACCTTCTTAACTTCTACATTGACCCACAGGCTCGCTCTATTCAAGAAGCTCTCCGTGTTACCGAACGCTCACTCTCTACACCTTCTGCTGTAGCTAAGATGAGTGGTTGGGAGAACACATCAGGGCTTGTTGGTTCTATTACACTGAATGCTAACGATGGAGATACTGGTGCGATGATGGCCCAGAACAAGACTGTAGACGAACTCGATGTCTGGGAGACATGGGGTCTTATTCCTGAGTACCTTGTAACGGGAAAGAAATCAGATACAAGTATGATTGAGGGTCATATCGTAGTATCAGGGCTACAAGCTGGTAAGCCAACCGTTCACCTCATTGAAAGAAACAACAAGAAGGACTACAACGGTAACCCTGTTAGACCTTATGAGGAATGTCGCTATGCTGTAGTACAAGGTCGTTGGTATGGTGTTGGTCCAGCAGAAAGATTGCTTGCTCTCCAAGAATATCTCAACACTGTTGTGAACATTCGTATCAACCGTTCTTATGTCTCACAGCTTGGTCTCTTTAAGATTCGTAAGGGTCAGGGTATTACTCCCTCTATCCTTTCTAAGTTGCCTTCTAATGGTGCTATCTCGGTTAATCAGATGGATGATATTGAGCAGTTCCAGATTAGTGGTCCAGACCAGACTTCCTACAAAGATGAAGAAGTTATTCGGGCATGGGGACAGAGAATCACACAGTCGTTTGATGTTACTGCTGGTGAGACACTTCCTGCGTCTGCTACCGCCACCTCAACTGCTATCTCTAACGCTAATGCAAAGACAGGTTTCTCTATGGCTAAAGATGCTATCTCATTCTTCGTAGAGAGGTGGCTTGACCGTCATGCACTTCCTATATGGGCTGAGGGTGTAACCGTTGGTGATGTAGTACGAATCTCAGGAGACGCACTTGATG